GGCGACTGCAAAGCAGATTTGCCGCCAGATCAAAGAGTGGTGATTCGTATCGAAGACCATCCTTGAACCCCATCAATAGCTGTAATGCAGCCTGATGCGGTATCCTATCCGTTGCCTCACTGAGGTCGGAGGATAGGCACATCGAACCCTCTGGGAACGAGTGTGCCTTAGCGGCCAGGTACTGGTATTGCCAGGCCTGGTCAGTCTTCTTAAGCCCCGTTTCGGCGCTTGGATGACTAGCCAGGAACGCGCGTGTTACGTGCGCGATAGGCTGTTGCAACACATGGTTGAACCATTCGGATGTTGTAACTACACGGACCTTGAACCCTCCCTCTGGGACGGCGGCCGTTCGCGTCATGATACCAGTGGTATTCATGTACGTGTGAACGCATTCCCCCTGATAGGTTAAGAATGCGCTACCTAGGATTTGATCGCCAATGGCTTCATCAAATCCGAAGTAAAAGACCTCGTGGCCCATTAGGCGCACGTAGCTCTTAGATCCAAATTCCTCTTTAAAAAAGGGAAAGATCTCGTCACGACACCAGAACATCCATCTTGGATAGCCCTCTGGGCAGCGCAATACGCCAACTGGTGTTGTTAATTCTTCGTCTTCCATTGGAGTGTACGTAAGAATTTCGGTAATGCAATCGAGTATCTCTTTTGCACGACCGCCATCCGCAACGCTCTTATTAAGAGATCCACTGACAGCTAAGCTGATGTGGGCGGATTGCATCGGTCCGGGTCCCGCTTTGCGGCATTTCCGACCGATAATCCTCGCTGCCTCATAGAGTTCGGCAAGGATTGTAGCGTCTGGGTGATACTCCTCTGTGAGGGTTTCCTCGAACGCTTCCATCGCGACTTTTTCAGCATTGCTGTCCCCACTGGGGAATTGTCGCGAAGATATTAGATGGCACAGAGCTGACAGGTCTGCGTCATCATAATCACGGGCCATTATCCTCTGGATTTTCGGCCATGATAAGAGTCCTCTGAACACATTATGTTCCGAGACCTCTACAACGTCAGCCTCAGATTCTGAGCTCACGTTGAAGATGTGTTGAGTCAACGACTTCCACATCTTATTGACTAAGCCTAGGTTCGTTGAGCCTTGCTTTATCAATTTCCGGATGATACTAACCAATAGTCGGTATCCGTCATCATAGATGAACAAATCCGTATCAAAGAGCAGTAGGGAGTCAATAACTCCGTCTATGAACTCTTCAAGCCGCCTTATCTGGGCCAATGGCCTC